GCGTAAACCATGACGCCAATGCCATAGCGTCGCACGCGGCCAACCATCCCGAGGCGCTCCACTTTACCGAGGACATACGCACATTGGAACTCTCGCCGCTCGTGGCGCACACGGCCGCGATGAGACGGGCGTATCCCGATGCCTTCGTGGTGCTGTGGGCGAGCCTCGAATGCACGAATTTCAGCAAGGCGAAGGGCGGACAGCCGCGCGATGCCGACAGCCGCACGCTGGCCGAACATCTGTTCCGATACATTGAGGCCGTCGACCCCGACTACATACAGATCGAGAACGTCGAGGAGTTCATGTCGTGGGGCGACCTTGATGCCAGCGGCAAACCGATAAGCAAGGACGCGGGGCGCATGTACCGCCAATGGGTGGGCAACGTGTGCGGCTACGGCTACCGTTTCGACAGCCGCATACTCAACTCGGCCGATTACGGGGCATATACTTCGCGCCGCCGCTTCTTCGGCATCTTCGCCAAGGAGGGCCTGCCGATAGTCTTCCCCGAGCCGACGCACAGCAGGGACGGCTCGTCGGACCTTTTCGTCGGACTGAAACGCTGGCGTCCCGTGCGCGAGGTGCTGGACTTCTCGGATGAGGGCGAGAGCATCTTCGGCCGTCGCAAGCCGCTTGTCGAGGCGACGCTCGAGCGCATATACGCGGGCCTGATAAAGTTCGTTGCCGGCGGCAGGGATGCCTTCCTCGTCAAGTGGAACTCCATGAGCCGCACGGGCAGGTACCATGCCCCGGGCATCGACGAGCCGTGCCCGACGGTAGCGACGCAGAACCGGCTCGGCATTGCGAGGGTGAGTTTCCTGTCGAAGTATTACGGCGGCTCGCCGCAAGGCAAGAACAGCTCCGTCGAGGAGCCTGCAGGTGCCGTGACCACACGCGACCACCACTCCTTCATAACGGTCTATTACGGCAACGGGCACAACCACGGCATCGACAGCCCTGCGCCGACGCTGACGACAAAGGATCGGCTCGCATTCGTCGACATGCAGTATGGCAACGGAACGCCCGCGGCGGTCGACCGTCCCGCTCCTACGGTTACGACCAACCCGAAGCATCAGCTTGTTACCTGCAGGCGGCACGGTACGTCGATACCGCGATGCGGTACGGTCGGAAACGCCGACAGTCCGGCTATGGCCAAGATCAGGGAATTTATGGCGTTGTACGGCATTGCCGACATAAGGATGCGTATGCTGCGCATTACGGAGTTGAAGCGGATCATGGGTTTCCCAGCAGATTATGTTCTTGTGGGGACGCAGGCCGACCAGAAGAAGTTCATCGGCAACGCCGTTGAGGTGAATATGGCGAGAGTACTGTGCGAAGCCATTTGCGCACGTCTGGCCGAAACCGGAGCCAAGCCCTCGCGCAAGGCGGCGTAAGCATAAAACGAATGAAATTATGGGACGACCAAAGGGTAACGGACTTGTCGAGCTTGTCGACGACAATGCGGACCGTGGGCGCGGGTTCTTCTGCATGGATCTCGTCAGTCTCATGTGGAACGACGAGGCGGTCAGGGGCTGGGAGGAATGGCATGCACGCTTCGAGCAGGCGCGCCGTGGCGAATGCCCCTACCGCGACCGCTGCCAGCGATACAGCCGGACGATGAAGAAACAGGGCCGACGGCCCGTACAGTTGAATTTGTTTTGAAAGAGCAGATATATGAACAGCAGACACAACCGCATGGACCGCATAGGGCTGATAGCTGCAGCTGTCGTAATGGCCATTTGGCTGGCAATAGGAGTGATAATGTTTTGGATGTAGGATATGAAGACACAACAACAATACGAGGACGAGGCGATAGGCCACAGCGTCGCCGACGACAACTGCATAGGCTTCGCCACCCAGCGCAAGCGATTCCGCCAGGGATGGGATGCCGCGATGGATTACCTTGCTCATCTGCCGTGGGACGAGGCCATCAAGAAGATAGCAGAACACATAAAGAAGGACGAGAATGAAAGCAAAGCAAATAAGGAAACTTCGCAATAAAATATTAAGCGATGGATATTACGAAAAGAGGTGGGATAAGTTATCCCAACAATGTCGTTATTGGGATAGCTTTAATACTTTCGAGTGCAGTTCATTCTTTCGAGGAGAAGAGAGAGCCAGGTTTAATCAGTATTTGTATGACAAGACTGCTCCAAGATTGAATCGTAAAAGTGATTACTATTACCGCAAAATATGTGAACAATCATGCGACAAATAATCTTCCGAGGCAAAAGTCTCTATAACAACGAGTGGGTGTATGGCGATTTGGTTCATATATCTGGTGGAACAATCATCATTACATCACAAGAAGAAGGGCCGGTTCTACCAGATAATTGCGATCATGCCTTAGAATATCGTGTTGACGAGTTTGCGCCGGTCAATCCCGAGACTGTGGGGCAGTGGACGGGACTGACTGACAGCAAAGGCAAGCGTATATTTGAGGGAGATATTATCGAATGTATAAGCAGTGATGGCACTCCTATTAGGCACTGCATTCAATTTAACGCAGAATGTGGACATCTATCACAATACATAATCGATCGCGGAGGAACAGACGAAATGTATGAGGCTGGGGCTATATCGCAACGTTACATTGACAGGTTTGATAAATATGTCATTAGTAATATCTATGATATAATGCGTATAGACACTTCCGAAGCAGTACAAGCGACCAAATCTCTTTGGCAAAGTTGTGAGATGGCGTCATCTATGATTCGAGAGTTTGGAAAAGAAGTTGAAGAAATAAAAGAATCCCGACATGAGTAGCATTACACTTCCTCAAGCCCAACTGATCAAGCGCACGGCGTGGATGAACATGCAGATCGAAGAGCGGCGCCGCCGCGGCGAGATGCAGGAGCCCGAGGCCGTGACCGAGACGTGTGCGGCGAAGGCACGCCGGGGGCTGGAGTATGTGGCCTGCCTGAACAGCGTGGCCATAGACCTCGAGATGGAGCTGACGGAGGCGGGCATGTTCCGCCACGCCGCGAAGCGCACGGTGCGCGAGATACAGCAGATCGCGGCCCAGGTGCACCAGCAGGCGTGGACGATGCTCAACGACTACAAACGGGGCGTGGGCCGCGTCTATGATGCCCGCATGGAGAGCGTTGAGGCGGCCATCGACGGGGCCATCTTGCTGCAGGCACCCGAGCGGGCCTACAACATCATGGCGGCGCTGGTGCGGCTCATAGCGGGTATCAACGACGAGCTGCGTCCCTACAACTGGGATTTCTTCTATGCCCGTGAGCTGGCGGCCATCGGCCCGAAGCTCGCGCGGCTCGGTATTGTGGACTACGGCGTGGACTGCATAATCGAACGGGCCTATGCGTCATGTTGAATCGACCACGCAGCAGGCGTTCATACGGTGGTTCCGTCTTGCCTATGCCCGCTATGCGCTGGTGGCGATTGCGGTACCGAACGGCGGCGCGCGGTCAAGGGTTGAGGCGGCGATCATGCAGGGCGAGGGCGTGACGGCGGGTGTTGCCGACGTTCTGGTGCTGGTGCCGCGTGGCGGTTACGGTACGCTCGGGCTGGAGTTCAAGACCACGGCCCGCAGCTCGCGGCAGAGCCCCTCGCAAAAGGCGTGGCAACAGGCATTCGAGGCGGCAGGCAACCGATACCACGTCGTGCGGACGATAGATGAAGCCATCGAAGTAACGAACGATTATATGCAAAACAACGATAAAAATGAGCGAAAAAAAAGAGGCCGTAAACGGCCTCCGTATATGTAATGTAAGAATATTCAAGGAAGGGGATTCGAACCCCTGAATCCCGAAGGATTAACGGATTTTAAGGCCGTCGCAATAAACCACTCTGCCACCCTTCCAAAGGCAAATGTACGAAAAATATAGAGTATAAACAAATAATATGAGAAAAAAGCGAGGAATTTTGGGTGTGGCTGTTAAGCATTATAGTCCGAGATCTAAGATCATGGTTTCGGTGCGTCTGACGCCGTATCTCTATCAGGAGACGGCGCGCATAGCCAGCGAGCGGGGCTGTTCGCTCTCGCTGGCGGTGCGGGCGTTGTTGCAGTATGCCATAGAATGCGAGGCCGATGCCGACAAGGGATAAGCCATACGATGCCCGTGTGGCGTCGACGCTGGCCGCGCATCATGACGAGCTGCGGCGCCGCTGCCGCCGTCACTTTCGCCGCGGCGCCCTCCAGTTCGAGGATATAATGCAGGAGACCATGCTCTTTGTCATGTGCGACAGCCGCGCGGCTCTGATCACGGGGACGGCGGCCCTGCTCGATTACTTTGTGTACAAGTTCAGGATGATAATGTTTCAGACGATGAAGCGCAACCGTAAAATGATGACATATGCCGACAATCAAAAAACTACCCAAACGGAGCCGGACGACTGACACTTTCAAGACGAAGGCACGCCATCGGTTCTATGCGCAGCGGCGTTGGGCGCGTCTGCGTGCCGAGAAGCTGCGGCGGCAGCCGCTGTGCGAGATGTGCCTTGCCGACGGCCGTGTCACACCGGCCGAGGACGTGCACCACAAAATATCCTTCATGACTTCCGACGATCCCTGCGTGCAGCACCATCTGTTTTACGATTTCGACAATCTGATGTCGCTGTGCAAAGAGTGCCACGGCGCGATCCACGCGGGCGTAATACATCCGCGGGCTTAAATAGAGAATATGGGAAAAGTGAAGTTTGCGCCGCCTGCCTGTATCAAGAACGATGAGGCAAGGAAGTTTATCAGGGATGTGGTGAAATATCTGAACGATCAGGATGCCATAGGTCCGAAGGACATACCGAACCTTCACCGCATGGCCACGTCGTTCGATATGTACCTGTCGGCACGGGCATGGCTGTCGGAGCATTCGCCCGTGATGCTCAACGCGAAGGGCGAGACGGTGAAGCATCCGTATGTGAATATCGAGCGGGAGGCGTGGAACCAGTTCGCGGCCACGGCCGACAAATACGGCCTGACGCTGAAGAGCCGTGCGCAGATCAATTCCCACAGCCCGAAGGAGAAGCAGGAGGAGACTCCGTTGGATCGATATTTTGGCGATAAATGCAAAGATAAATAGGGACTATTACAGGTACGCGCAGGAGGTCATCGACGGGACGATCGTTGCGGGCGAGTATGTCAGGCTCGCCTGCGAGCGTTTTTTTGCCTTCATGGACGATGCTCGCTACGAGTTCCGCGAGGACAAGGTCGACGACGTGCTGACCTTCGTGTCGATGCTGCGGCACAGTACGGGGCGGCACGCGGGTCGTCCCTTCGTCCCCGAGCCGTGGCAGATGTTCGCCCTTGCGGGAATATACGGGTTCTACTACCGCGGCTCGAACGAGCGTCTCACCAAGTCGGTCTACCTCGAGATGGCGCGCAAACAGGGAAAGACGGCCTTTGCGGCGGCGCTCTGCCTCTATGCCCTGATCGGCGAGGGCGAGATGAACGCCGAGGTCGATCTGGCGGCCAACAGCAAGGATCAGGCGAAGATCGGCTTCGAGATGTGTTCCAACTTCTCGCGCAGCATCGACCCCGCGGGCAAGTATCTGCGGGCGTACCGCGACCGTGTGCTCTTCGACAAGATGCTGTCGAAGTTGAGGGTTATGGCGGCCGACGACAGCAAGCTCGACGGCTTCAATGCCTCGTTGTGGCTGCTGGACGAGTACCATGCCGCCCGCAACAGCAAACTGAAGGACGTGCTGCAGTCGTCGCAGGGTATGCGCGACAATCCGCTGGGCGTGATCATAACGACGGCGGGCTTCGACAAGCTGGGTCCCTGCTACCAGTACCGCACCACCTGCACCGAGGTGTTGCGCGGTCTCAAACGCGACGACTCGCTCTTCTCGCTCATATATACGCTGGACGAGGGCGACGACTGGCGCGACGAGAAGGTGTGGGTGAAGAGCAACCCCAATCTGGGTGTCACGGTGAAGGCGTCGTATCTGCGGGGCGAGGTGCGCAAGGCGATTAACTCGCCCTCGGAGGAGGTCGGCGTCAAGACCAAGAACATCAATCTGTGGTGCGATACCGATACGACGTGGATCCCCGAGCATTACATCCTCTCGTCGAGTGCCGACCTGCGTCTTGAGGATTTCGCCGGCAGGGAGGCCTTTGCGGGCATCGACCTCTCCTCGACGAGCGACCTTACGTCGATGGCCGTCTGTATCCCGACCGCCGAGCGTACATATTTCTTCGTGCGGTATTACCTGCCGGAGGCGGCCCTTACCGAGAAACGCTTCCGCGATCAGTACGGCGAGTGGCGGCGTGCGGGGCTGCTGACCGTCACGCCCGGCAACGTCACCGACTACGACTATGTACTCAACGATCTGATGGATCTGAACGGGCTTCTGTACCTGCGTTCGATAGGATACGACAACTGGAACGCCACGCAATTCGTGATCAACGCCACGGAGAAGGGGCTGCCGATGCAGCCCATAAGCCAGAGCATCGGCAACTTCAACCGCCCGACGAAGGAGCTCGAGCGGCTGATCCTCTCCGACAAGGCGCGTTTCGACAACAACGTCATCACGCGGCACGGTTTCCGCAACGTGGTTCTGAGCCGCGACCACAACGGCAACGTGAAGCCGTCGAAACAGTTTGCCGAGAAAAAAATCGACGGCGTGATCGCCTCTATAATGGCTCTGGGGGCGTATTTGATGTCGCCGAGATACGGAACGCTCTATTGACGGCGGATTTTGTCTGACATTTTCGTGCTTGTCTTGTAAAAGGCAGTCGTGAAACTCTTCGGATACGAGATACAGCTGCGCAAGGCCTCGAAAAAGGAGCTTTCGGGGGTGACGGCATGGAACAGCGGCAACGCCGTTTCGATGCTTTACAGCCGCAGCAAACCGATGCTCCTGTCGGCCGTATATCGCTGCGTGGATCTTATCTCGAGCAGCGTGGCGGTTCTTCCCCTCCGTACATACAGGCTCGATGCCGGCGGCTTCAAGACCCGCTATACGTCACATCCGGCCTACAACCTGCTCAACCTCGAACCCAACGGGGACATGACGCGCTTCACGTTCTTCAAGACGCTCATGGCCTCGGTGCTGCTCAACGGCAACGGCTATGCCTACATCGAGCGTGATGCCGATCTGAAGCCGTTGCAGCTTGTCTACCTGCCGCCCGAGACGGTGTCGGTGGTGTGGATACAGGATGCGCACGGCATCCGCCGCAAGCGCTACCGCATTACGGGCGTGCGGGATCTTGTCGAGCCGCGCGAGGTGATCCATGTGCTCAACTTCAGCTATGACGGTATTGTCGGGGTGTCGACCCTTGCGCACGCGCGCCAGACGCTGGGTATCGCCACCTCGAGCGAGGAGCAGGCCGCCTCGTTCCTGAACAGCCGCGCCAGCAGTACGGGCGTGTTGACGGTCGAGGGGCCGCGTATGTCGAAGGAGCAGAAGGACGAGATATACGCCGCGTGGGACAGACGCACGTCGGCGGCCGCGGCGACGGACGGCGGCAGCCGTATCGTCATACTCGAGGGCAACATGAAGTATCAGCCCATCTCCATCTCGCCGAAGGATTCGCAGCTGCTCGAGTCGCGGCAGTTCAACGTCGTGGATATATGCCGCTTCTTCTCCGTCTCGCCGGTCAAGGCGTTCGACCTGACCAAGTCGAGCTACCGCACCGTTGAGGCCACGCAGCTCGACTATCTGAACGACACGGCGCTGTCGGTCATAACCAAGATCGAACAGGAGATCAACCGCAAGGTGTTCCTGCCGTCGGAACAGAACGAGGTGGTGGCCGAGTTCGACACCTCGGTGCTGCTACGCACCGATAAGGCGGCGCAGTCGGAGTATTGGCAGAAGATGTTCTACATGGGAGCGGCCACGCCCAACGAGATACGCCGCGAGGTGAACCTGCCGCGCCTGAAGGATGGCGACACGGCATTCGTGCAGGTGAACGTGCAGCCCATCGAGAAGGCGGTGAATCCGCCGTCGTCATCAACCACGCAATCACAGGAATAAGATATGACTATGGAAAAGGAGAAGGAGATAAGGAATGTTGCCAGCGAGGTGCGCTTTTCCGCGGAGGAGGGCATCGTCGAGGGTTATGCCATGCTGTTCGACGTGCAGTCGGACGGTCTGCCGTTCTACGAGACCATCGAACGGGGTGCGCTGGACGGCGTTGTGGAGCGCAGCGATGTCTTTGCGCTTCTGAACCACTCGCTCGAGCGCGGCGTGCTGGCCCGCTCGAACCGCGGACGGGGCAGCCTGTCGCTGGAGGTGGACGAGCGCGGATTGAAGTATCGCTTCACGATCCCCGACACGGCCGTCGGCAAGGAGCTGGCCGAGAACCTGCGGCGCGGCGAGATCGACAGCTCGTCGTTCGGCTTCACGGTCGACGAGGACAAGTGGGAGAAACGCGACGACGGTATATGGTCGCGCCGCATAATCAGGATCGCCGAGCTGTTCGACGTCTCGCCCGTATATCGTGCGGCCTACTCGGCCACGTCGGTGTCGCTGCGCGGCAGGGAGCGTGCCGAGGCCGAGCTTCGGGAGCGGGAGCAGCGTGCCGTGGCGGAATATCTCGACAGAATCGAACAATCACTTAACATCTAAAGATATGGCAAAGGAAAAGAGTATTACCGAGTTGAGGGACGAGAAGCGACAGCTCTCGACCTCTGTGAAGGAGATTATCGCCGAGGCCCGTGCCGCCAACGACGGCCGCGGCCGACAGTTCACCTCCAACGAGGAGGAGACCATCGGCAAGGCGCAATGCCGCATGGCTGAGATCAACCTCGAGATCGCCGAACACGAAGCGGAGAACCGCGGCAAGGGGCGACTCCATGCCGAGGCGGGCGGCCGTTTCTCGCTGCGCCGCGCCATCAAGAACATGTGCGACGGCGTGGGCCAGACCGACGTTGAGGCGCAGGTTATAGAGGAGGCGCGCACGGCACATGATACGTCGGGCGTACAGGCATCTGACCGTCGCGGCATCGTCATTCCCGTAGCTATGGAGAGCCGTGCGGCATTTACCGCGGGCACGGAGTCGGCCACGGGTGTGCTGATCGATCAGGATCAGCAGGAGATGCTGTTGCCGTTGCAGGCGTCGCTCGTGCTGGCGCGTGCGGGTGCCCGCTTCATGACCGGTTTGCGCGGTGACATCTATTGGCCGAAGTTTACCGGAGCCAATGTGATGTGGGAGGCCGAGAATGCCGAGGCGAAGGACGGCGCAGGAACATTCTCCAAGGGTACGGTATTCAAGCCTCTGCGCCTGACGGCGTATGTCGACATCTCGAAACAGCTGCTGGCGCAGGAGAACACCTCGGTCGAGGCGTATATCCGTCAGGCTATTGCCACGGCCATATCGCAGAAGATCGAGGCTACGGCTCTGGGTTCGGGAAAGAGTGTGGCGAGCACGCCCGACGGCATCTTTGCGACGCTTGACGAAAACATCAAGGGCGATATGACGTGGGCGCAGATCGTCGCCATGGAGACCGCGGCCGATACGCAGAATGCCCTGTTCGGCAACCTCGCCTACATCATGCACCCGTCTCTGATCGGTAAGGCCAAGACCAAGGTAAAGGATGCGAGCGGCGCGGGAGGTTTCATCTTCACGGGCAACGGCGACGGTACGCTGAACGGCTACCGCGCATTGCGTACGAGCAATGTGGCCAAGGGGCTTCAGGAGGGAACGGACGAATACGGTATCGTCTTCGGTAACTGGAATGACTACTTTGTCGGCCAGTGGGGCGGTATCGAGTTGCTGGTGGATCCCTACACGCAGGCTCTGAAGGGTACGGTTCGCCTGATCACAAACTCATATTGGAACATGGGCTTCATCCGCAAGGAGTCGTTCTGTGTGGCATCTATGAAGTGACGCGCCATGGCCTATATCACTCTTGAAGAGACGAAGCGGCACCTCAATATCGAGGCTGACTTTACCGGCGACGACAGCTACATCACGACGCTCATAGATGCAGCCGAGGGTAAGGTCGCGGAGGATATTCTGCGTCCGCTGGAGGAGCTAGAGGACGGGCAGGGGGCTATCCCCGCGCCCCTCCGGCAGGCCATACTGTTGCAGGTGGGCGACTTCTATGCCTCTCGAGAGGACACCGTATATGGCGTGGCCGTGCACAGCACGGGCGCTTACAAGGCTTTGACAGGACTTTACAGGCATTACGAATGAGAGCGGGGTTGTTGCGTGATGTGGCGGTCTTCAAGCAGCCGCAGAAGGTGGCATCGGATACGGGTGCCGTCCGCAAGGAGTATGTGACGGTACTGCGCTGCCGCGCATACAAGAAGCGTCTCTCCAGCGTGACGGACAGGGACAAGGTGGATGCCAAGGAGGTCTTCTACGGCCATGATGCCGTTATTCAGGTTCGTTACAACCCGATCATACGCGAGGAGCAGATCGTCGAGTTCCGTGGGGCGCTGTACAAGGTTGCGATGCTCGACCGCCAGACGGACAATACGCTTGTGATAAATCTCAACCGCATAAATGAGTAAGCAGGCAGGTATAGGATTCGAGGTGCTGCACGGCACTACATATCTCGAGGGTTTGGGCCGCGTCCGAATCCTCGAGGACGAGCTTCGCCGGAACGATGCTCTGCTGTCGGCCATGGCCGCGGCGGCAAACGTCGTTCGCCGTGCGGGTATATCGAACCTCCGCCGTCGGTTGAAGTGGTCGCGCGGGACTACGGGGTCGCTGCTCTTGCAGTCGCGTGTCTACCGCCGCAAGCGTCAGTTCGCCGTAGCGGCAGGTTTCCGCCGTCCGCAGGGCTCGCACGCCCATCTGGTCGACCTCGGAACGGGCCCACGATATACCAGAAAGGGGCAGTATCGCGGCAAGATGCCCGCCAACTTCTTCTGGACGCAGGCATCGGTACAGAACGAGGATAAGGTGCAGACGGCATTCCTCGATGCGGTGGAGAGAGCCATAACACGAATATTGACGAAATAATGGGACGCGCAGACGAAAAATTCACCGCCGTGAGGGCGGTAGTGAAGATCCTCCGCGAGGCGGCTGGCGTAAGGGCCTTCGGCGTGGAGCGGAAGATATTTCCGCTGGTGGCGCCCGAGGGTACGGACGGGGATTTTCTGGCGTACCAACGCGACGGCTACGAACGTCAGGACACGAAGATGGGGATTGCCTTGCAGCAGTCGGTCATCTACGTCATAGCCGTCAGCATGGACTACGACCGCTCGCTGTCGCTGGCCGAGGCGGTCTATACGGCTCTCGAAGGGGATCACCCCGACGAGAATGTCCGCATACGGTTGGAGGACTACTCGGAAGAGTATGTCGACAAGAAGTTTTTACAGGTATTAAGATTCACAATTCAGTAAAATATGACATACAAGGCAAGTGTTGACCAGCTCACTGGCGATAAGGTGATGCTGTTCATTCATGAGGGCGAAGATGTCGGTGGCAAGGACGTGCCCATCGCATACGGAACCTCATGTTCGGTTGAGGTGTCGGCCGAGACCATCGACACCACAAGCAAGATGTCGGGCAACTGGAAGGAGTTCCTCACCGGTCAGCTCAGCTATACGATCAGCAGCGACTCGCTCACGTCGTTTGCCGAGGGACACTATTCGTTCGCCAAGCTCATGGAGCTGATGGTGGCGCGAGCCCCCGTCAAGTTCAAGTTGGGCAAATGGACCGAGTCAGGGGGTGACTACAGTCTCGAGAGCGCCATTGTCGAGGGTGAGGGTGTTATCACCCAGCTCACGATGACCGCCGGTCAGGGCAGCGAGATCTGTACGTCGAGCTTCTCGATGACGGGCCTCGGAGAGCTCGCACCGGGTGCCGCAGCCGCGGCGGCATCGACACTGGCATTTACCCAAAGTTCGGAGCCTGCGGGAGAGGGCGAGTAAGCGGCGATACGATCCGAGAACAGGGGCAGCGGCGGAGGTCGCCGCCCCGTTTTTATTAACAGCGTGATATGAGATTCAAATCGAGACTTACCCTCCGTGCCATGACCCTGTGGGAACTGATGACGGGGCGCAGCTTCAGCGAGGCGGACTTTTCGGACGAGGAGGATGTGCGGAGGGTGCAGTATTGCTCCTGCGTGGCATACGCCGACGAGCCGTTCACCTACCGCGAGTTTGTCACCATGCTTGCCTCGCGCCGTGTGGCGGCCTCAGTGGCAAAGGCCATGGCCCGATACAACGACTTCGTGTCGCAATTCATCACGGCGCGCGACGCGCCCCGTACGGACGGCGACGCCGCACCGCATCCCCGCATGGGCCAGATCGCGGCGCGGCTGATCGCGCACGGCATGGATGCGCGCTTTGTGCTGGACGAGATGTCGGTTGCAGAGCTGCCGCTCTACGTCGAGGCTCTCGACGATCTTTTCAAACAGCAGGAGGAGTCGCGCCGCCTCTGGACATTCTACTCGATAATGCCCCATGTGGATGCCCGTAAGCTGCGCACGCCGCAGCACCTGTGCCGCTTCCCGTGGGAGCGGCGCGATGTGACGGCGGAGGAGCGGGCGCAGGCGAAAAAGGAGTTTCTGGACTTTATGAACGGTAAAATCAATTTGAACAATGGCAGGAAAGAATCTTAACTATGCGATAGTTCTGCGGCTCATCACCGAGGGGCTGCGCAAGGGGTCGGCTACGGTGGTGGCGGAGATGCGCAGGATGCAGATGGGGGTCATGTCGTTTGCGGCGGCGCTCGGGGCGGGTACGGTCGGGCTCTCGAATCTGCTCTCCCGCATGGTCGACACGGCGAAGGAGACGACGCGTGTCAACATCGCCCTGAAGAATGTCTCGGGTACGGCGGCGGCCTATGCCGACAACCAGAAGTTCCTCATGCGGCTGGCCAAGACCTACGGCGTGGAGATAAACGCCCTGACCGAGGGCTTTACGAAGTTCAAGGCGGCGGCCGATATATCCAACATGTCGATGGAGGATCAGCGGCGGATCTTCGAGAGCGTATCGCGTGCGGCGGTGGCCTTCGGCATGAGCGCCGAGGATCAGAAGGGAGTGTTTCTGGCCCTGTCGCAGATGATGAGCAAGAACAAGGTGCAGGCCGAGGAGCTGCGCCTGCAGATGGCGGAGCGTATGCCCGTTGCCATACAGGCGATGGCCAAGGCGGCGGGTGTCACGGTGAGCGAGCTCGACAATATGATGAAGGCGGGCAAGGTGATCGCGTCGGACGTGCTGCCGAAGTTTGCCGACGCGCTGAACGAAATGACTCCCAACGTCGACACCGACAACCTCAACAAGTCGGTAACCGACTTCCGCAATGCCTTCACGCGCATGACATCCGAACTCAACGTCGGCGGCATGCTGAAGGGTGTGGTCGAGACGGGAACGCGGATAGTATCGGCCTTCGCGGACAATGTGACTGCGGTCTTCACGGCCATAGGGATGTTCGCAAGCGGTATCGTCGGCAAGATTGCCACCAATATTTTCGGCGCATTCACCTCAACGGCGGACAACGCCATAGAGAAGGCGCAGGCGATACTCGACCGTGCTACGCGGGCCAAGGAGTCAACGGCTCGGGCACAGGAGCGGGTTGTGGCAGCCTCGGCTGCATTGGAAAAGGCAAAGGCCGAAGAGACTGCGCTGGCGGTGGACGCCACGGAGCAGCAGAAGCGCGCCGCGCGTGAAAAGACGGCCGTGGCGAACCGCCGGCTGATAGAGGCCGCGGCTACGCTGGAGTCGCGCAAGGAGGCGCAGACACGGGCCGAGGCGCAGGCTACGGCGGAGGTACAGCGCGTAGCGGCCATGAGTACCGCATCGAAATGGAAGCGGGCATGGATCGGGATGTCGGCGGCGGCCCGCACGGCATTCACGGCCATAAAATCGGCGTTGATAAGTACCGGCATAGGTGCCCTTCTGGTCGGGATCTCGGTGGCCGTGGAGAAGATCATATCGGGCATATCGGAGAGTGTGCGCCGCGCGCGGGAGATACGCAACCTACAGGCGGATTCGGCCAAGCGGGTAAATGACTTGCAGGATGAACAGATTGCGCAGATGCGCGAACTCGAGTATTACTCGGGCCTGCTGTCTCATAATGACAGGGATGTCCGTGCGGGGGCGTTGCGGAAGATCAACGAACTGCTGGGTACGCAGTACGAATATGCCGACCTGTACAACAAGACGGGGAAGGAGAATACGACAATACAGGGCGAGATAAACGAGGCTGTCCGCAAGCGCATAGAGCTTATCAAACTCGAGGCGCAGGCGCAGAATATAGCCAACGAGCGTGCGCGGTTGCGGGAGAAACGCGAGAATATAAAGGGCACTCCGAAATACAGGGAGGAGGTTGAAATATCCGTTCCGGTTGGAACGTCTGGTCGAACTAACAAATGGGTGGCGGCAGATTCCCGATATATGGGCAAGAGAACGGGGCGAGTCCGTACTGCTCCCGCGAATCAGGCAGCCGCGGAGATGCAGGCTATTGCTGAGGCCGAGGCGAATGTGATAAGACAGGAGGCGGATGTGGCCGAAGCAATGGCGCAGTTGATGGGTGGTGGTACCGGTGGCAGTTCTGTATCCGGAGCCGGAGGAGGTGGCGGATATGTCGACCCCCTCGACCATGAAGCCCTGCGCAAGGTGTTAGACGGGATATCCCAGGCGGTATTAGACTACATTATGCGCAATCCGAGGCTCGGGGCGGGCCCTGCGAAGAAGGGTTTGAAGGTAGCCGTTGAGGAAGAGGGCGAGCTGCCCGAGAGCTGGACGATGATGCCGCGAGACCGCTCGCACGACTGGAAGATGTCCCAGACGGAGATCCTCGAGGCCGACCTGAAGGAGGCGCAGGACTACTACGATGCGTTGCGGGACTATGCGGTACAGACCACTATCGACATGACCGACGAGCTGAACGCCGCCCTGCAGAATGTCAATTTGCTTGAGGAGGCGTTGAGGATTGCCGAAGTCAGGATAGCCGTCGAGGATTTGAAGAAGGAGCTGCGTAACGGCGTGTATGGCAATATCAAGTCGGCCGTGGGCAATGTCGACTCCATGGTTTCGGCATTCGAGCGGGTGAGTGATGTGATGAGCGACGTAGATGCCTCGGGGTGGGAGCGCATAATGGCCGTATGGGAGGCCATGACGAGCGTAACCGACGCGCTGTTTGAGACCATCGAGATGATCGAGCGCCTCGCTTCAGTCAAGGAGATGCTTGCCAAGGCGCAGGACGCTCAATCGAAGGCGGAGCAAACAGGCGCCCAGATCAAATCAGTAACTACGGCTCAGAGCATGGCAGAGGACGCCGCCGAGACACAATCCATTGCAACGAATGCCGCGACAAAGATAGCGGCAAAGCAAGGAGAGTCCGCCGCCGAGGCAGCTGCCGGCACGGCAAAACTGGGACCGTTGGGGTGGCTCGGCATAGGGGCTGCCATAGCCTCCGTTTTGGCCGCCTTTGCCGCGATACCCAAATTCGCCAACGGCGGTATTGTCGGTGGTAACAGCCCCGAGGGGGATAAGATTCTGGCTCGCCTCAACTCAAAGGAGATGGTACTTAACACCACCCAGCAAGATACGCTTTACGGGCTGCTCAACAGCCGCGGCAATGTTCAGGTGTCGGGCGAGTTCCGTATCCGCGGCCGCGACCTGATGGCCGCCATCGACAAGAACAACAAATTCAAACAGCGTACGAAATGAAACACCTGAGATATTACTCCGACTGGCACAGCCGCGACAATGTCGCCTACCGTCTCGAAATATGGCAGGAAGCCGACGTGGCATACGAGCCGCGCGGCGTAATCTTGTCGGCCGAGCCGGTGACGATCGAGTGGGGCGAGTGCGACAAGTTCGAGCCGGTGGCCGGATCGTCGGCCACGGTGAACCTCATATCTATGAGCGACCGCGAATTTGCCGACCTCTACACGGTCGAGCCGTGCGCCATACGTCTGGACATATACCGTGCCGGAGCGCTGTACTGGTCGGGCACGCTCGACACCGAGCTCTTCGAGGAGCCTTATTCCTACGATAACCGCTACGTTACTACGGTCACCTTTTCGGATTTCGCCGTACTTGACCGCCTGAGGTGGGACAAGACCGATGCCATGACATTGGGCGCTGTGCTCGACACTTGTGTCGGGGCCGCGGGCATAAACCATACGGGATGGGTGCGCCACGTGTCGACGAGCCGCAATGCCGACGGCTCGGGAGATATCCTTTCGGAGTGCACCATCTCGGGACTGAACTTCTACGACGAGGACGGCGAGGCGTGGTCGATGCGTGAGGTGCTGGATGAGGTGTTGAGGCCGTTTGCGTTGAGGTTGAGGCAGAAGGACGGCCGTATGGTGCTTGCCGACATAAACGCTTTGGCGGGCGTGGCTCCCTCCGCGGTGGAGTGGCGTGCGGCGGATGCGACGCTCGGCGTGGAGCCGACATACAACCGTGCCGAGGTGACATTCTCTCCCTATTCCGATACGGTGTTGTACGACGGCGCGCTCGATTACGACGAGGTGGAACTTTCGGGCGTGTCGGCGGGGGAGGGTGCCGCCATAGTACCGCTCCCCGATACCGATTTCACGGGCTTCACGATCTACTTCGGCCGCGCGTACGGCGAACTGACAAAGGTGCAGAACATCCACGTCGGCGGCGGGGCGCGGCTGTTCAAGATACGCCCCGAGGAGGACGGGGCGGAGGAGGCCGGCATCATGTGGGGCATACGTCCCGTGGGCGATACATGGATGGGGAAAAAGCCCGTACCGTTGACTCATCCCATTGAAGGTGATACGGTGATCATGCAGTCTACGCGCATCCCGATAACATCGACGGCGACGGACTTTCGCATCAATGTCGAGATTGAGGTCCTCTTCGATCCGCGAATGAACCCTTTCGAGGAGGCAGGCGCATCCAATGAGGAGGGCAACTGGGCGGCGCTGAGAGACGGGGCGGCGTTTGGCGGCATACCGTGCGAGCTCACGCTCTACGGATATGACGGCAAAACATACAAGTGTGACAACCGTGGCGTATATGCCGGTATGGGAGAGGCCGTGTGGAAGGAGGCGGCCGAAGGCAGCACTTATCGCGTGTGGCTCGAGTATTACGACACCCAGAACCGTGTTCGCTCAACGGGATTCGGCGGGTGGCAGACCAACAAGAGAAACGTAGGCTTTTCTGACGGCACGCTGAGCAAATCCCTCACACTGCATATTGAGGGCGAGCATGTGCCCATGCCTCCCGTACCCGGCGACGTTGAGGTGAATATCCTTGCCGGCATAATGGCCTACTTCAATGGCGGCGGCGAGCCTGTTCCGAACTCCGATGCCATGGTTTCTATCTCGCGATGGCTGCTGTATAAGGGCTTGAAGGTATCATTGGTAAAGAAGAGCGGAGCGGATGTTGAGGCCGAGGATATGGTGGTGTCGGCGTGGATAAACCGCGAGGCCGAGGAGAAGTATGCGATTTCGACATACATAGGCACTCCGTCGGCCCGTATTCCCATGGCCAGAGGGGCAATCATGTCGCCCGAGTTCGAGGTGATCCGCAGCTTCACGCGCGCGGGTGTTACCGACACACTCGAGCGTCTGCTTATCGGCTCGGTATACTCGAACTACGCACGTCGCATGAGTATGATCAGCGGCACGGTGAAGCTGATCCCCGAGGCGGAGGTTTTGTCAGACAGATCGATGCTTAATAAGGTGTACATGATATTGTCCGAGACGCAGAATCTGGCCACGGAGACCTCCGAGGTCAAGCTGGCGGAGATCGCCGCGGATTCGTACGAAGGCATCGAGTATGGCAAAGTATAATTTCCAAATATCATACGCGCCGAGCAGGCCGCGAAGTTCACGCCGCACCGCGACGGCGGCGAGCGTTACATCCGTGGCTGCCGCTCCTGCCGTCGACATCTCGGGCAAGCTCGACAAGGCGGAGTTTTACAAGTATTTCGAGGAGGTGAACATCGGCACGGCGGAGGAGCCGCAATATGTGACCCGCTCGAAGCGCAGCCTCTTTACCGACGGTTTTCTCTCGTCGCTCGGTCTGAACCCGGGCATGGGCGGCGAAGGCGAAGGCGATGGAACGACTTACAATCGCCTCGATCTGTGGGGCGACTACACCTCCGAGCGTGCGGGCTGGGTGCTGTCGGCAGCTCTGGGCTACGAGCTGCACAACCGTGTCAGCTCGCTCGAGAGCAACATCGTGCCCGACCTCTCGGAGTATGCCACGCGCACGTGGGTGCAGCAGCAGGGGTATGCGACCTCGGCGGCGCTCACGGCGCACGCGGGGGATACGTCCTTGCATGTCACCTCTTCGGAGCGGACGCTCTGGAACAGGACGGCGGCCGACTTCGCGGCTATCGTCGGGGCGGACAGCGACCAGATAATCAACAAGTGGGAGGAGGTCGTCGCCTTCCTCGATACCTACACCGAGGCCGATACGCTGGCGAACCTCCTTTCGAACAAGGTCGACAAGGTTGCGGGATACGGCCTCTCGAAGAACGACTTTACGGATGCACTTCTTTCGAAGCTGAACGGCATCGATGCGGGCGCGAACCGCTACGTACACCCGACGGGCGGTGCCGACGCTTCGATCGGCGATGCCGCGGGGCGTGTCCTGTCGGGGATCACGGTCAATGCGCTCGGACACGTGACGTCGGTTTCGAGCAAGACGCTCGCGGCGGCCGACATCCCCACACTGGCCATATCGAAAGTGAGCGGCCTGCAGGATGCCCTCGACAGCAAGCTGGACAAGGCCGTGTTCGACTCGATGTTCGAACTGGTGAACGAGGGTACGACCTCAGCGCCGAAGTATGCCATCCGCGCCAAATACGGCCTCTACGCCGACGGCTTCCTGTCTGCTCTCGGGTTAAACTCGTCGGGCGGGGGCAGTGAGGGCGGCGGGTCGTACGACCGTCTCGATGCGTGGGGCGACTACACTGCCGAGCGGGCGGGCTGGGTGCTGTCGGCTGCTCTGGGCTACGACCTTCACAGCCGTGTCCGCTCGCTGGAGGGCGGCAGCGCGCTGTCGTTCACCACCGAAGGCACGGGTAACGTCGTCACGGCCGTGAAGAAGAGCGGCACGGCGGTGGTTGTCACCAAGGGGCTGACGGCTCTGACCTCGCACCAGCCGATCTATTCTTTGAACTTCCAAGCTGGAGCTTTCGAGGCGAAGAAGTACACCCCGAACACGGGTGCGCAGACGGTGAACATCCCGACCAAGACGAGCCACCTGTCTAACGACAGCGGTTTCCTGACATCGGCGGCACTCTCGGGTTACGCGACACAGTCGTGGGTGCAGGCACAAGGATACATCACGGCCTCGGCACTCACGCCCTACATCACCGCGGCCACGGCGGAAGCGACCTTCGCCACGAAGCTCGGCATCTCGGGCAACCAGATCGGTACATACGTCGGCGGCAAACTGGGCAACCTTATCACGGTGCCCTATGCGGCGAATGCCGCTTCCCTTGCCACCGCGCGCACCCTTTGGGGGCAGACGTTCGACGGCAGTAATGATGTGGATAGCCCAGCAAAAATGCAATACCTTTTTTTTACAGCTATAGATGGGACAAATGCTGGATATATTGGGAGAGGATCGTCAGCAACGGATGCTATATATATATCGTCATACAAAGCGCAGAATATTCTTTTTACGACAGACGGTAATATCGGTATTGGAACAAATGCCCCAGCATACAAGTGCCACGTCGCAGGCAGTATGTATGTAGATGGAACTACGACACTTGCTGGAAATTTATCCGTGAGCGGCGCAATAACGGGGGCCGGCACAATTACAGCCGCTGGAATTGTGTCTGCACAAGGATATAAGGGCAATTATATTAACATCGAATGTACTGACGCGGGTGCACCAGCTGGACAGCAGATAAATGGCCGCAACAATGCTACAATTCACATTCAGTATCAAACAGGTAACGTTACATTATGCGCGAAGGGTGGAATGGTTGGAATTGGGCTAAATTCGCCCTCTTATTCCCTTGATGTTAATGGAGTAGTTCATTCTAATGGAGGCATTTTCTCCGACGGCTACGTCTCGGCCAAGGGCGTCAACACGGCCTCGGACGCGCGGCTGAAGCGGCGTATGGAGGATGTGGCGCTCACGGTGCGGGATGTGGCCGCAGCTCCCGTCTATCGCTTCGCATGGATCAACGGCGGCGGCATCGACGTGGGCTCGACGGCGCAGTATTGGGCGGCGCGTGTGCCCGAACTGACGCACGTCCTGCAGGACGGCATACACCTCGGCCTCGATTACGGCAAGACTGCCGTGGTGGGGCTTGTTCCTGTGGCCAAGGCTACGCTTGCCAACACGCAGGATATTGCCGACCATGAGCGGCGCATCGCCTCCCTCGAACGGGAGAACGCCGCACTCAAAAGACAACTTCAAATACAGAACGCAATATGAAAAGATTTATCAAATGGCTGGCCGACCTCTTCAACGTCGAGCTGACCCGAGAGGTCATCAAGGAGGTAGAGAAGATCGAGTACCGTTACCTGCCCGTCAACGGCAGGATCACGGGCGACATCGTGATCGATGGCGACGTGCGCGTTGAGGGCAATGTAAAGGTCTACGGAGGGCTCTCTGCTACGGGCTATATCTCCGCTACGGGTGTGTACGGAAGTGTAACTGCGAAATGCGAATGAATCATGGCAAACAACAACGGCATAATCACGCAGCCGGGCATCGGCCTCGAGCCCGACATATACGGTACGCTGGGCGTAGGACGCCATAACGGCCTGTTCGATACGGGATACATCTGCTGCAACAGCCACGGCAAGATCAACAAGCGGTCGAAGGCCAAGCCCGTGCGATACGACGTGCGCGGGGAGATCACCGAGGCACAGATGCGCAACACCGACCCCGCCAACGGCATCTACTGGGGTCTGAAGATGACGGATTCGTTCAAGGAGCTGACACGCGTGCATGACTGCGACTTTACCTATTACCCGCCCCGAGCGACAGACCCGCAGCGCATGACCGACTTCAACGGCTACGACCACCGTGCGGTCTTCATGCCGAATGCCGTGCCGCCCGCAACGGTCGACATATCCTATTCGGGGCCGTGCAAGATCGCAGCGACGATCTACTCATGGGACGACAACGGCACGGGCGTGTCTCTGCGCGACCTGCTCTCGTTCGACTACGACAATATGTATCCCTGCATATTGGTCTCTGACCTCGAGCGGCGCGAGAACTACGCCACGGCTCTTATCAACAAGGCGGCGGGCGTGCCGACGGTGATGAAGTACAACAACGTCTGGGCGACCAACCTTGAGACGCGCAGCTTCGTTGGCCGCGCCAACTTCTTCCACGAGGAGGCTACGCGCCTCGTGTCGCTCTTCTTCGCCACGAAGCTGCAGGGCACGGGTATGGATCTGACGCAGTGGGAGGAGGTGACCAACCTCTTCCCCGGCATCGACTTTCTGGGATGCCCCGAGGCGGTGGCCTTGCAGGTGCCATTCATCAACTACGAGGAGGCCGACTTCGTCAACTTCGACATCACCTATGCCAGCATAAACCAGACGGGTAACCAGCTGTTCGTTACGTGGCGGGCGACGGGCGAGATCTCGAGCGGCTACCCGTACCGTTACGAGGTGCAGGTATATCGCCGGTTCCGCGGCGACCAGCAGTGGGAGCCGCTGCCTATTGCCCGCGGCACCAAGAGTTTCACATACGTCGGCAGCGACTCGGGCGACGTGTACGACATCGTCACGCTCGATACGTCGATCACGGCTTCCGTATCGTTCGACTACATGTTCGAGTGGCAGGCGTATGTCGAGGAGCGCGAGATGTCGCGCGGCTCGTGTCAGATAGTGGTCAATCCTTGATAAAACAGTGTTCAACCATAAATAAAACGAATTATGAAAATCGAAAAGACAAACGAGAGCATCACCCGTGTCTACACGAGCGATGAGCCGAAGGACACGGTCAACAATGCCGTGTATGAGATCCGCGACGACAGTGGCCGCCGCATGGGCGACTTGAACGTCAACAGCAGCGGGTCGTATTCCATATCCATGGCCGGAACGTGCCCCTCGATCGAGGAGGCCGTGGCCGAGGTGAAACGACTGTTCAACATAACCGAGTAAGGCCATGGCGGAGGATAACAGGATCAAAATCGAGCGGGTGCGTTCGGTGCTGGGTGCGCTGAACATCATCCCGCGTGCGCTGCTGCCACAGACAACGCGCGTGAAGATACTGCGCTGGCTCATGGCCTACGACGAATTGCGCAAGGCGTTTGACGAGAAGGTTGAATCGGCGCGCGAGAAGGCCAAGCCCGAGGGTTTCGACGAGCGTATGTCGCCCTATCTGGCGGCGCTGCTGCCTACGCAGGAGAACCGCGCCGAGGCGGAGAAGCAGACCGCCGCCGCGGGTTTTGCCGAAGCGAAGGCGGAGTGGGATCGCGTAAACGCCGACTTTCGGGAGGTGTGCGCGGCGCTGGAGACGGAGACAACATGGGACGCCCCGTGCGGCCTGCCGGCATTCACGGACGGGGACTTCGAGGCGATCGGCGCGGCCATTCCGAGCGGCGGCCCGAGCATCATGCAGCCGCCGCAGCCGCCGGAACAGGGAGAGCCTACGCCCGACGGAGGCGCCTCGACACCGACACCCATCCCGACGCTGACGAACGACCAAGTGCTCATGATACTGATGAACACGCTCAAGTAATGCGGGGCGCCGCGCTAAATGTTATACGATGGACTGGATTCAGATTATTTCGATAGTGTGCGGCGGCGGGAGCATCGTCTATCTCCTTGTCGACCGCTTTGTCCGCACACCGCAGCAGCGCGGCGCCGACACCGCCGATATGGTCAGCAAGATCAGCGACGCCTTCAGCAAGACGCTCGACACCACCATGCGATATTCGCAGGAGGTCATAGACAAGATGAAGCAGGACGACGAGCGAAGCGAACAGCGTTACCGCGAGCTCGAAACTCGTTACGACAAACTCGAACGCCGCTTCAGCGAGAAGGAGACAGACCGCGAGTGGCTGAAGGGCGTCGTAAGCAAGGCCATCGGCTGCAAGTTCCTGAAGGACGGCCGCAACGACGACTGCCCCGTGCTGCGGGAGAACCAGAAGAGGCTGGCTGCCAAATGCAGGGTCTGCGCCGACAAGCCCGAGAAGAAACAGGAATAACCTAAAACAACAATACAATGACAAGAGGATACCGTAACAACAACCCCGGCAACATACGGTTGGACGGGGTGCATTGGAAGGGCGAAAAGGAGCCTTCCACCGACAAAGAGTTCAAACAGTTCGAGACGATGGCGTGGGGCTACCGCGCCATGTTCCAATGCCTGAACACATATTACAGCAAACACGGGCTCGATACCATCCGCAAGATGATCTCGCGCTGGGCGCCCGACAACGAGAACGACACCGAAAGCTACATCAAGGCCGTGTCGGATAGCTCGGGCACCCCGCCCGACAGCCGGATCACGGCGACGAACCGCGACGTGATGGTGCCGATCGTGGCGGCCATGTCTCGCGTCGAAAATGGCAAGGATGCCAGAATGGCCGATGTCGAGGCCGGATGGAAACTCTTTATACAAAACCGGTAGCCATGCGAGCGACGATTATACTGCTGGCCGTGATGATGGCCATAGGGTGCTGCCCGTGCCGCAAGGCATCGGTACCGTCGGTGCGCGACAGCGTGAGGGTAGAGACCATCGTCCGCACCGAGTATGTGCGCGACACGGTTCTGGTCGAGGTACCTGCCGAGGAGAAGGCGCAGACGGTACGCGACACGACCAGCCATCTGGAGACGACGTTTGCCGAGTCCGACGCCGCCATCACGCCCGACGGTGCACTGCACCATACGCTCCGCAACAAGCCGCAGCAACACCCCGCCGAGGTGGAGACGAAAGTTGTCTACCGTGACAGCATCATCTACCGCGACCGTATCAAGACGGAGCGTGTCGAGGTCGAGCGCGAACTCACATGGTGGCAGCAGACGCGCCTGCGCGGCTTCTGGCTTCTGCTCGCGGTAGTCGCATGGCTGCTCCGCAAACCCGTCGCTGAACTGGTGCGACGGTTGATTTATATCTGAGATGCCCATCGTGACGGGCATAATAAAAGACTTTCCCTCCTTCATACCATAAAATAAAAAAGGACACCCGAAGTTTTTTCTTCGGGTGTCCTTGCATTAAATTTCGTATATTTGGGTGTCTGAAGTCTATTGATCGAGAGCCTTCCTCTCAAATCTTTCAAACGTTCCCCAATACGTTCCCCATCGAGCCGTTAAAGGCTGTAAATGAGGTTGTCGGTTTATTACTTGTTGTAATCCTTATATTATACGATATTTGGATGTAGACCGTCAAAATACGCCTTCTAAGCGTGTTTATTGCGGGTATTGCGGACAATCGGGAAATCCGTTTGTCGATAACGTTCCCCAAAACGTTCCCCTTCATTGTTGTTGTTTATTATTTTTCTGCGTAAATTTGTGTCAAAACACCGAATTATGGCAGTTGGATTCTTCCTGAAAAACCCGCAGGCGGCAAAATCCGCCATCGTTGCCATCGTCCGATACAACGGCGCGATATACAAGCGTGCCGTCGGCGTAAGCTGCCTGTCGAAGTATTGGAACAAGAAGACTCACTCCGTAAGGCGTGCCGGGGACTATGCGGCCGAGGCCGCAACAATAAACGCGCGGTTGAGATCGATGTATGATGCCTGTGCCGCCGTCTGCATGGACATGACGCAGAAGTTCGAGATGATGACGCCGGCAGCGTATTGGGCCGCCGTAGACAGTCGTCTCGATCGGCGCGATACGGTGGCAATATACGTGTCCGATTATATAGATATATATATAGGTCGTGTGGGCGGAAGTCTTTCGCACGGGGCCGTCAGGTCGTATGAGCTGCTGCGGAACAATCTCAAAAAGTATGAGGAGCATATACGGCGGCGGCTTCGGTTCGAGGACATCGACCTGAACTTTTACCACGGCTGGCGTGAATATTTTGTCCGAAACAGATTGAGCATGTCATATTTCGGCCTTATGGTGAAGGTGCTGAAGGTGGTCTACCGCGCGGCGCGTGAGGTCGACGGCCTGCACAACTGTCACGGTACGGAGGTTCGAGGCTTCAGCGCCGACAGGCCGAACCCGAAGAGTATATACTTGACGCAGGAGGAGCTGGGACGCATGGCTGCCGTCGAGATCACGGAGGAGGCCGTGCGGGCGCTCGATCCCGAGTATGCATCGCTGAGCGATGTGCGTATCAAGAATCTTGTGGCCGACATGGAGGTTGTGCGCAACAAATTCATGATAGGAGCGTACACGGGGCTGCGTATATCCGATTACAACCAGCTGCGCGATAACAATATCGACGATCGGTTCATACGGGTGACGACGCAGAAGACCGGCGCAAGCGTTGTGATACCTATCCATCCGTGTGTGCGTGCGATACTCGACTCGGGGTTCGACGTGTCGCAGCATGTTCCGGACATACGGTTCAACGCCTGTATCAAGATCGTGGCGCGGCTGGCGGGCATTACGGATTTGGTCGAGGGCTCGAAGATGGTGGGGCAGCGTGTCGAACGTGGCTTTTATCCGAAGTACGAGCTTGTGACGTCACACACGGCGCGCCGTTCGGCCGCGACAAACATGTACAAGGCTGGCATCCCGACAATCTCGATCATGCGCATCACGGGCCACACGACCGAAGCCTCGTTCCTGCGCTACATCCGAATCTCACAGGAGGAGAACGCCGAGCTGATGGCGAAGAATGCGTTTTTTAGGTGAAATTTTAATAAGCGGATAGTTGTTATGATACATTATGTGAATAAAGAAGTTGATGAAAAGCGCCACTTTTTTCATGTTCATACTTACGAAGATGATTGTAAATTTCAGAAAGGTATAGAATTTGATACTAAGTTCTATTATCGACAATTTGAAAACTATCCTAAACGGTGGCGAGAAGAAGCTTTTGAGAAGGTGCGAAGAGAACGGTTTAGTGAATACCCTTCGAGATATTCTTGTCTATTCTTGTCTGATAGTATCGAAAATGCTCAATATTGGGCGGGTAAACTACGGCCCAGGGCCAACAATGTACAATGTGTACAAGTTGAATTATTGTCGGGGAAATATATTATGGTTGATGAGCATATTTATGACATCCAGCACTTTTTGAACCATGATATGATAGACGAAGCTCTTATGTATTGGAGAGGGGTAATGACAGACGATCCATTAATAACCTTATTGTTTGATGGGGAATTTAGGATAGGTGAGGAATTTATTTTGAACGGGAAATTATAGTAAAAAACAGTGTTAATTGTATAACTAACGCTGTTTTCTCAAAAGTCAACTATGTGTTGATTATGAATAATTTAATGCGATAATGTGGCGTGATTTAAAATAAAGAATGAGTAATTGAGAAACATTGTAACAATAAATAGGTACCGTGTGCTAATTACCCCTCCCCTCAAATTTATTTATTGGGATCGTGTTTGTCTATATCTCCTATAGGGATTCCTTTTACTTCGAAATATTTGTCACGAATAAGAACCCCTATCATACCTCCGTAATATGCTAGAACTTGTCCGTTATCAAACGCAAATTGTTTTATTTGGGTTACAGTTTCACTATCAAACAACTTGTCCAATGATATAGTGGCAGCTTCAATGCAAAACTGTTGGAGATCATATGCGTTTTTAGATCTTGTGTTCATATCTATATATGAGCATATTTTATCCCAGTTTGCTGCAATCATCTTATCTATACCCATATTTTCGGCTATTTTTTTGCCTTTTTCCGATAATCCTATCGGACTGTGAGATTGGGTTAGTCCTCCGGGCATGTTTGTGGAAAATATTTCTAATTTCGTTTTGATATACAGTATATCGGCATTGACTTTCTTTATATCATCATTAAAGTCATTGACAATATTAAGTTTGCAATTCCATTCGGTAGTATATTTCGTGATCTTATGAATAACCCAACCTGCGAGTATCAATATGAATAATACGAATCCGAAAGATCCGGCAGGTGATCCTAATATACTTTTCAATAACTCGATTGTCATAAAAAACTCATCATAAAATGGTTACGATCCAATATAGGTCATAAGCTCTTTGATGGTGGCCCCTATTGTCTTTAAATTATTGCGAATAACGAACTCAGGCATCGGGCCTACATGGGTTTGCAGAACAATCGGCCGACTCAAATCTGCGCGAGCCCATATTTCATGTCCTCCTTTGGTGCGAATATGCCTTAATCCTTGTTCTTCTAAAAAGCCTCTAAAAAGCTTTATTGTTATGTTGCTCAATCGCCCCATTTAGCAAATAGCTGGAATATTGAAACTACATTCCTGTTTAAGGAAAGGGCGAGTGTTAATTATTCTGTGTAGAGTCTTGTTTTTCTCTAACATCGTAGAGAAAGATGGTGGGGTGTATTTATTGCTACGCCGTGCAATCCATCCGAGTTTATGCAATTCTGATTGCAAAGTCTTTTTGTGAATAGTATATATAAAGAATTGTTCTATAGAAATGGAAAGTGATTCAGCAGCCTCATCTTCAGTATATCCACACCCATGTATATTTAATGCCGGACAATATACAACAAAACTACCGTTATCTTCAAATTGAATGACAGAAAGACGCATTTTTACGATCCCTCTATCTTTAATCTTAATTTCGCTTGATAATGTCCCCTTTCTCATCTCTTGATGCATTTTTCCTACTACAAAAATAATATCGCAGAATTTCTGATACAAATTTTTTGCTAAATATTTGTTGTTTATTATATGTCTGTAATAACTTGTAGGCATATAATAGTTATAATTTGACTCTCCACTTAAAATCAAATTATTATTTCACTTGTAGCCGCTTTCCTTTGTTGAAAATTAAAGCCCATATTAGAAGCGTGTTATGAATATGTGTGTATTAGGTCCGTGTAGTGTAGTTCGAACTTTTAATTGCTAGTGTTTGCTTTATCAATGTGCGAGGCCCTGCCTAGGTGGGGAGTATGGGGTGAAATTTTATAGCTTTTTCGGCTGCTAACCTCGCCCCAGCCTCTCTTTACACGCACGGCACTTTTTTCAAAAAAGCCAAAATGGGGCGGCCCGTAATTGTTAAAATCCTTCATGTATGTCACCGCTCGAGGTGGCGAGGGTGGCCATAATTAGGTCATATTGTCTCTGTAGTGTACTCTTGAATTGAGGCGTTGGGTATTCTTTATCAACGTATCCCTTACCCTGATATACACCTTCTAACTCGGCCCTGATTTTTGTTATCCCGTTTTCGGAGATAGCTTTTATTTGCTCCGGCGTAATTTCTGCCATCATCACCGTCGTATGTGCTATTGTCCCGTTGAAATCTATGGTATCATTCTGTGCGCCGACTATGTTTTCCAGTTCTATTACTTCGCCGTCGGATAATTTGATTAGTGTGGTCCCCCCGTCGAGGATTTGTAACGGCGAATCGTTGAGGATCCTAACATACAGGAAGGTTGTCATATCTCCTTCCATTATTGGCGCTATCACGGAAACGGCGAGCCCTATCACCGGCAGCTTATCTATAACCAAATGACTCTTCGTGGTGATTGTCCGAGTACTGTTTACCCGATCGACCTTGTCGTATATGATCTGTTCATTTTGCGACATCGCCGCGTTCGTCCCGATCACACACAACGCTATCAGAAGCGTCACGCTTTTCCATATCCATCCTTTCATATCGCTCGTTTATCGGTTTACAGCTGTCGGCGGCAGAGTTTGCCCTTGATGAGGAATATCTTCAGCACATTCTCGCGCGCGACGATCGTGTCGCCGTTGTATCGCGGGTTGCTCGCGCCATCGTAACAGTGTGTTCTTCTGAAATCCGCTCTTGACGAGGTAGAGGCGGTGTATGCCGCCGATCTCGATCTTAAACGGGACTAAGTCCCAGTTTTCCAACACGCACGATGAGTTTTAAATATTCGAATAGTGTTGACATAAAACGCACCTATTTAAAAGGTGCGTTTATTCTCATATACATCATCTCTTTATATGTGCTCAATACCCCCCCCCTAGTACATATCTAACTTGATCTTCGGTCATTTTATTTGTTTCCCATTTTGCATTTTGTGTTCCCTCGCGCCATCTTGATAATTGTTCTATATATGTATCCATCATCTTTCTGTGGCTATTGGTGTCTTCTATACAAACTTGGGGATATTTCCCCAAGCGATTTACCATAAAATCTATATAATGAACATAAACGCCTTCGGTTTCATCGTTCCCGTCAAAACCTTTGAACGCAGTGTATGATTTTGAAATACTTTTAACGTTTTTTGTTGATGTTTGTATTTCACGATACATATTTAATATTTCGCATATTAATTTATGCTCATTCTCCATTACTCGTCCTGACGTAATATCTGCCCCTTCGGGGTAGAATTGAGTGTATCCCTGCTCCAGCGCCTCTTTGTATGCAATATAAGAATCATTATTATCACATAAGTGGCTTAAAATATCATATTGATTTATAAGCAATAGATTTGTCGCGCATATTTTATATTCCATTCTGTTATTTGTTTAAGATTTCTAAATTGTTTTCGCCGAATACAAGTTTCAGAACTTGTTCTCGTTTGTCGCGTTTTAATCTAATTTGTAGGATAGCCTCTAATGGCTCTGTCATTTCTTCCTGATCAGAATTTTTTATCGGAGCCCATTTATTAGGATATGTTATAATGTCTATAACGCTACAACCGAAGATATCTGCAATTTTCTCTAAATTGTTGTAAGTCAGTTTTCGTGCATCTCTTTCCCAGTTGGAATATGCACCTTGAGACATTTCTAACTTTTGGGCCATGTATTCTTGTCCATAGCCTTTTTCTAGCCTTATGGCTCTAATATTTTCATGTATATTCGACATATTACATATATAACTCTATGTAATAGAGAATGTTATAATTATTTGTGATATAATATTTCAATTTGTTTTGATATTTATTTCGAAATGATATATATTTGCAATACCAAACAACAGTCAATCATGAAGAGAGGAATCCGCATACGGTTAAGGCTACGGCCAAGGTTGCGAATGATACGAATGAGAGTATCACGTTGGTCGTCAATACCCAACGAGCAATCCGTTGCGACAATAGATATACCCGTCTATTATAGATTGGTTGTTCCAATATGCTCCTTAAAGTGTCAACCCGATTCTTGCGGATATACAAGAGAGCTCCGAATGCGATTGCGCTGGAAAGGATGTGCGATGAGTTTGCAATTAACGCAACTCTCCGAAAAACCCGAATGCACTGATTGCCTGTGTCGGCGGGCTGTTGAGCAAATGAGAGCGCAAGAATTGCGGATGACGCAACAAGTAGAGCCGACACGATGCGGTAACGCCAGTCGTCAAGAGAGGCCTGTTCGGTCTCCAGTTTCTGAAAGTTGAGAAATTCGGAATCATCCATAAGACAAAGATAACACGCAGATAAATAATAAACAACAAACACAAGCAAAATGGAAGAGATAAAAACAGGATTAAGAGCACGTTTGCGAGCGATGAATGTGGGTGATACTCTGGAGATCTCGCGTGAGGAGTGGAAGCCTACAAGCGTGCGGTCGTCGGCCTACAACATAGCGGCTGATTTCGGGTTCAAGTTCGAGGTACGTTTCAAGAATTACGGTACCGCGGTAACACGCATAGCCTGATGCCTATGCCGTTGACCGACTACATATCACCGAAGGTATTGGCGGAGGAGGGATATATCCACCGCACCGACAAGGAGGCCCTGTTCGAGAACATCGGGGCCGAGTACCTGCACTCGCGGGGCTGGGTCGATATGACATCCTTGCGCGACGTGCCGATAAGTATCCGCAAGGCGGCGCAGATTGCGGGTTGTGTGGCCTCGACGATGGCGGGGTATGTCTCGCTGGGGTATATGTCCATCGACGAGGATGGGCACGTCTCGCTGCTCGATGCTTTGACCTTCGATGTCAAGGCCGCCAAGCGGCGGTTACGGGCCTCAAAGATCCGCTATGTGAACCGTCGCGTTCACCGCAAGGGCAAGAGCCGCCGCAGGGAGGGCGGAGAGTAGGGTGTCGCAAGTTACGGCACCGCGATGCAAATGATAACGTCAAACAGGAGAGCTATGGAGTTCACGGCCGTCATATCGCCCGAGCAGCTTGCCGAGGCGGGTTATGTCCATACCGACCAGATCACGGATGAGTATCTGGCCGAGCGGGGATACTTCGCCCTGCAACGGCTGCGCAACGAGCGTCTGTCGCTGCACAAGGCGGCGCGTCTGCTGGGTATAAGCGACCAGACGCTGAAGAGCTACGCCTCGGAGGGCCTCATCGCGGCCGATGCGGATCTGCACTTATATCTCCATGACGTGATACGCTTCGACTGCCGTGCGGCCAAACGCAGGATGCGCATGAAACGGACAGCCGTGCGCGGCAAGTTCTTCTTCTGATGGGACGGGAGCTGGTGCTGCGCGCCATAGCGCAGATCGAGCGGCAGAAACGCGCGGCGGGTATCGTGCCGCCGTATGCGACGATGCGGGAGCTGCACGCGCGGCTCTCGACGGCGGAGACGGCAGAGTGCGCCCTTATGGTGCGGCAGGGCATTTTGGAACAACACGAGAATATAAACGGCCCGATGTACGGCGTAGCCGCCGCGGCTGTAAAAGAATAGATGACGATGGGACAAGACGTAAAGGATGGCGTATCGCTGGTGCTGATATTCGCGGCGGCCATCGCAGGTGAGAGCCCGCTGTGGGCGGCGGGGTTTGTCGCGGCGGCCCTGCTGCTGCAGATCGACAAGATAGAGGCGTTGCTGCGGCGGTTGCTGCGACGTGAGCGCCCGATACGGCAGCGGTGACAGAGATACGGTGGAGCCTCGTTTTCCGTGTGATTTTTCGGTTTTGGGTTAGTTCAAAGTTTAGTGTTGAGGCTCCACCCGCAACACAGGGCGCGGCGCCTGTAACGGCCGCATGACCATAACTCAATATTTCCCAAGGTTAGTAAAGCGTCCGCCGCCTGCCGTGAGGCCCGCGTGCGGAGTGACGGGGCGGGTTTTCAGCCATGGTTTTCAGGTTTTATCCGAGTCTCCCGCCCCAATTTTTTGATAACAACGACACGATATATGAAGATCAGCAAACGAAAATATGCCGCCCTTATGCGGGTTCTGCGCAACCTGCCCGCGCGGCTGTATGACGAGTGCCGCTACACGCTGCGCGAACGCAACGCCGTGCGCGAGGCGCAGCTTCTGGAGCGCCGCCTTGCCGACATGGCCGCCGACGAGGGGCCGAAGGTCTATGTCTCGGGTGCTATCACGGGCCTGCCGCAGCAGCAGGTCGAGGAGAAGTTCCGGCGTGCCGAGCGGCGCCTGCGGCGCGGGGGTATGCGTCCCGTCTGCCCGCTGGACAACGGACTCGAGGCGTCGGCCGAGTGGCGCTGCCACATGAGGCGCGATCTGGAGATGCTCGCCGCGTGCGACGCCATCTATATGCTCGAGGGGTGGCACTCGTCGCGCGGTGCGCGGATCGAGCTGCGCATGGCCGTCAGGTGGCGTAAGACCGTGATGTTTGAACAACCAAAAAAACGATAAGCTATGGCAAAGATCAGGACAATCAAGCGGGAGTTCTGGCACGACGAGAAGATCGGCTCGCTGCCCGTAGAGGCGCGGCTGCTCTACATCGGCACATGGAGCCTCGCCGACGACAACGGCGTGCTGCGCGGCAATCCGGCATATATCCGCTCGCAACTCTTCGCCTACGACGAGGAGGTGACGGCGGCCGACGTCCGCCGCTGGATCGAGCTGCTGACGGCGGAGCGCATGCTCGTTCCCTTCACCCACCGTGGCGAACATTACCTTCTGGTGCGCCGTTTCCGCGACCACCAGAAGATCGATGCGCGCTATGCGACGGAGCTCATACCCTTTGCAGAGGTCGAGGCGGCCATCGCAGAGGCCGAGACGGCTAACACATTGACGGACAACGCCCCGCGTGAAACACGCGTGAACCACACGTGTGCCCCGCGTGAACCACATGTGGAACACGTGTTAGGAGTAGGAGTAGGAGTAGGAGTAGATACACACACACTGGTATGTACAGAGAAAGGGGGTGTGGGGGAAAACACGGCGGCGGCCTCGGACGGGAGTTCGGCTTCGGGGGATGCCGTGCCTGCGGATGCCGTGCCTGCGGATGCCGCGGAGGATGACGACGAGGATTGGTACGGCGTTGTTGAGGTGTCGCCGGCGCAGGCGGCGGAGGGTGATGCCCTCAATGCCGCAGGGGATACGCCGCTGTTCGTCCGCCGTGCAGAGGAGATACGCCGCCTGATCGGCGAGCGCTACCCTCGGATTGCGGCCATGCGCGAACCCCTGCGCGACGACCAGCTGCTGTGGATTGCCCGCCGCTATGCGATGGAGGATGTGCGGCGCATACTCTCCGATATGGACGACAAGAGGGTCTATGATCCGCACTCGCGGAGCTATCGCAGCAAGGCGTTCAACGCCTTCATGGCCTTTGCCGACTGCGACCGCATGGTCGGGCGCGGAGGTGCGGGCCGACGGGCGGATTCGGCGTTACGCCCCTCGAAACGGCTTTACACCTACGAGGAGATGTGCGATGAGATTCCCTCGCGGGCCAGACAGGAGGACTTCTCGATGGTAGTGGTCGGCGGCCGCAAGCTGTGGCAGAAACGCGTGGTGGTGTGAAACGATAGGGAGTATTATGGAACTTTTGTACATAGATCTGTTCTGCGGTGCTGGCGGCACCTCTACGGGCGTTGAGACCGCGCGCCGCAACGGTGAGCGGTGCGCCAAGGTTATCGCGTGCGTAAACCATGACGCCAATGCCATAGCGTCGCACGCGGCCAACCATCCCGAGGC